TAGCAGACCTTCTTCTCGGCGTTCTCGAAGGGGAGATAGATCAGGCTGTGGAGGGTCGTGGCCTCGACGCCCTTCTGCCGAAGGACGTGGGCCGCCTTCCCGCACAACGCCCCGACCGCGATGTCATGCCACCGGCCGATCAGGTGCGCGATCAGCGTGGTCTTGCCCGTACCGGCGTAGCCCCCGACCGAGAGGATCTGCCGGTCGCCGTAGGGGTTGCTCTCCCGCCAGCGGCAGATCTCGTAGATGACGCCCTCTTGCTCGGGGGTGAGGTCGAGGTCACGCATCGGTCTCGTCCTCGGCCGTCACATAGCCCTTATCGTGGCAGACCGGGCACTCGTCGTTGTCCATGCTCGGCTCGACCGCACCGCAGCCACGAGGGCAGGGCTTCTTCGGCTCGATCTGCGCCAGCCGGTCACGACACGCCTTGAGGTGTGTCGTCCACTGGGTTGCCCGCACGCCCTTGTGGGCCAGACGCCACGCCGGGCCCGCCTCGATCCTCTCCAGAGGCCCAATGAGCCGGTCGATCTGGACGACCACGCTCCGAATCTCGGGGGCCTGCTCGAACGCGGGCTTCAGCCGGTCGGGAACCTTGACGACGTGATGGGCCTCCGATTTTGGCCCACGCTGCTTCTGGTCGGGCTTGTCTGGCTTTGGTGCGACCTTGTAGGTGGGCTGTTCCTGGGGCATTTCCGGGGCTTCCTCGTCGTCCTTGGGGGTGTTGCCCTGAATATCACGCCACGTCTCGCTCAATTCCGACGTTAACGTCGTTTTTGCCAGAGCCATGTACCGCTGGGCCTGACGCTCGGAGATGGTCAGGTTCTCCCGGCACCACTGGCCGAAGAACCCGTGGCCGAGTCGCTCCTTGGCCTTCGTGAGTAGCTCCCCGGCCTTGCGGAACTCGGTGAGGGCAGAGGCTTCGGACGCCTCCCCGGCCACGTGGCACGCCTCGATAACTCGGGCTATCGCCTTCAGGTCGATTTCTTCCTTGGCGACGATCGCGGCGACAGGTTTCATTGATGCACCTCCATGAACGCTTTGATGAACTCGCTGGCGACGGCAGGAACTATCGCGTTCCCGGCACCCCGCAAGAGGCCCACGCGACCGGGTAGCCCATGAGCCAAAGGGAAAAGAGCGGGTTCAGTCGGTATCCGGCGTGCTTTGCCGTCACGGCATTGGTGCCATTGGCTGTTGAGCCAGTTAGCAACGCTTGGTGTGACAGCATCGCTTGCATCTTGCCGTTCTCCGTCCCGGCCGCGTCTTCGTTCGCAGACGGCGTTAGCCAGCCCGCCAACTCCTCCGTCCGCCGGCTGGAGTCGTTGTTGCCGGCCGCGTTGTTCCCGTTCTGCGCCGGCGTCCCCGCCATCGGCGTTGGCCATCCCGCAAGCTGCGCCGCGTCGTCCGGGCTGAGTTGCTTCTTGCTCCCGCTCGGCCGCACTCTCGCCAGCGGGTCTTTCGTCATCCTGCCGCCGCCGCTGGGCGTGTCCGGAGTCGGCCACCCACCACAGCCGCTGTCGGATATGCGGCGCGCCGACGCTGTGTGCGCCCAGTACGACCGCCCCGCAGGTGTAACCTTCTCGCTCCAGGTCTGCGAATACTCCATCGAGCCACCCGTGCCCAATCGCTGACGCAACCTGTTCGCCAAAGATCGTGTCAGGGCGGCACTCGCGGATGAGCCGGAACATGTCGGGCCAAAGGTGCCGGTCGTCGCTTTGCCCTTTCCGCTTCCCCGCCGCCGAGAACGGCTGACAGGGGCAACTGCCAGTCCAAACAGGTCGCGTTCCCCATCCTGCGAGGTCGAGGGCGTAGTCCCATCCACCAATTCCGGCGAACAGATGCACGCGGTTGAATCCTTCGAGTTCGGCACCTGATAACTCCTTGATGCTCCTGCGTTCCACCCGACCTGGGCTGATGTGCCCGGCCTCGATCAGACGCTCCAACCAGTCGGCCGCAAACGGGTCGATCTCGTTGTAAAGCGTCATTCCTTGACCTCCAGATACTTCAACAGATCGAGCGGGCCGGCCCAGTCGAGGAACCGCCGCACCCACACGCCCAGGTCGTCGATCATCGTCGGGTAGCGGTAGAACGTCACGCTCTGGATCGACCGCAGTTCGACGTAGCCTTGGGCGTCAGGGTCCTTCATGTGGAACAGGTCGTAGGTGAAGCTCTCGCACGCGAACAGCCACAGGTAGAACCGCCACTGAAGCGACCCCTCGTAGAACTCAACGTCCGGGGTCGAGAACTTCGTCTTGGCGTCCCGCAGAGCCAGACCCCGAGCATGGTCGCACGTCCCTTTGATCTGGACGCCCTGCATCATGCCGTAGTTGGTCATCTCGCAGACCCCGGGGCCGCGATACTCCTGCGCCCGTCGCACGGCCGTCCGGTCGAACCAGTACCCGCCGTAGGCGACCCGCTCGGGAGTGACGTTCTCGGCCGTCTGCCCTTCGAGGGCTGCGTGCCACGCCGTCCCACAGGCCATCTGCCACGACGGCTCGGAGGTCTGGCCGGCGCGAAGGTAGTCGCACAGTTCGCCGATGTCCTTCCAGTCCGTGACGCACGCCAGGCGGAAGGAGTCGAGAGTGCTGACGCGGATTCGGAGCATCACTTGCTTTCCTTGGACGCGATGTAGGCGGCAAGTTCAGGCGGGATGGGCTCGCCGAGTTTGGCCATGAAAGCAGCGAGTGACCGGGCGATCATCGCCACGTTGCCGGGCCGACTGTCGCGATCCTTCACACCCCACCGCTTGTACCTGATCCGAACGCCCATCGTCTTGCCGGCCGCAAGAACATTGCACCACGACACCGGAAACCCGACCGCTCCATTGGCGTTCTCGGCAACCTCGCGGAGAGTCATCTTCTTTTTCTCGATGACATCCTTCGACGCAGCGATGTAGTCTTCGAGTTGCCGCTTCTGGGCACGGTCCAAGCAGTTTCGCTTCACGAGTCCATCTCCGTTGTGATTGAAAACACCTGCGGGGATGGCCGGCGACACACCGGCCGGGGACGCGGATTGACGTTCTTCCCCATTCCCCACAGGGCCAGTCGGCCCACTGAAATAAACCGACTGAATTGCTCTCGCCGGGAGTCGAACCCGGTCTCGGATTTAGCGGTTTTTTGACGGCCGTGCGCCCGGCTCCGAGTCATGCCTAAAACCGCAAAACATTGCTGATGTGGCAAGCCACACCAAACGCGGGTCTCCGTGCCCGCCCCGAGAGCATGTGCCGCATCACCGCAGGAAAGAGACTTACCACGGCTGCGGCTGCCGCTGTTACCCGCGATGAGCACGCGGTCCCCGGCACACGTCGGGCTCCCCACCTGCGGCTGGGGGAGATTCGGTCACGATGAGCCACGCGCAGGTGATAATCACTCCTGCGCCCAAGCCAGCGACGAACGCGATCATGTGAGTGCCTCGAAGGTTTTGCGGGTCTTGTTCCACTCCCACCCTTTGATCTTCCCGTACTTCTCGAACAGGCTGAACGCCTGGATGAACGCGGGCTTCGGCAGTTGCTTGATGTCGGGCAGGCAGGCGTTGAGTTCGTCCATCGTCGGGTCGCTCTCCAGCCACTTCATCCACTGGCCGACAGCGTCCTCGACCTCGGCCGACTTCTTCGCCGTCCCCGAGATTCTCGCCTTCGCATCGGCGAGCAATCGGGCCATGAACTGCGGGTGATCTTCGAGCTTGGGGACCGGGACCGGATCGAACCCGGCCGCGTTCTTCCCGGTGTGGCGATCTGTCGGGGAGAAGTTGAGCGTCCGCTTACCCTGCATGTCGATCGACAGGTGCCCGATCATGTCCGCGAGCTTGGCAACCTCGCCGTAACTCGACCCTTGGATGTCGGGCCGGAAGAACCGCTCGTCGCCGTCCTTCTCCTCCTTCTCGTGGCAGATCAGGATCACGTCCTTGCGTTCCGCCGTGAGACCCTTCATCCAGTTCGCAAACCGCTGCTTGAGAACACCCCATCCTTGGAGAGCCAGGCCGCCCCCGCGCGTGCCGTGCTTCACGTTCTCGGCGATGACCTCGATGGCCAGCGTGTCCAGCAGACGCCCGGCCGTGTCGACGATGATCGTCTTGGAGTCCTTGACTGCCTTCACGACGGCCGGCTCGTTGGCATCGGAGAACGAGTCGAACTGGACGACGCGCTTGCGGTTGAAGGCCCGGTGACTGCCTCGGTCGAAGTCGAGGGTCAGGGGATTGTCGGCGGTCTGGGCCAGAGCCGTCTTGCCGTTACCGGGCGGGCCGAAGATGACCACGCACAACGACGTGACCTCGACTGCTTCGCCTTCTTCGATGATCTTCGCCGCCATTACTTCGACTCCCTCGGTTCCAGAGTGACCGCGACCGCCGCGCCCGTCACTCCCTTGTCCTTGTCGATCACGAACTGCACGGCCGAACTGACGGGCTTGGCGTCCATCAGGTTGAACATCTTGTAAGTGGCAGCGAGCAGCATCGCGTCGACAGCCTCCTTGTCCCAAGCGAACGTCACCCTCGGCATAGCCTCTCCTCAGAACGGCAGACACGCATCGCAGAGAGCAATCCCCTGCGGGTGGGCCTGCACCCCGGGACGGCCGCACACTTCGCACGGCGCGTCGTCAATTACGCAATCAGTTGGCTCGTCGTAGATCGCCCGAGAGGCGTTGTGAAGTGAAAG